ATCCCTGATACAGAGGTCTCAGATGTTTGGGCTAACTTTATGGTTCAGGATTACATGGGCATTCAATGGCCTGTAACCCAGTTCGCTTATGAGTTCAGCACTTACTTCCGTGGAACATTCTTCTGTACCGCTCCTGCATGGAACGGCGCAGTATCAGGTATCGTTTCAGCGTAACAAGGCGACTAGAAAGGGTGCGTCATACCGAAAAAGGCGCACCCTTTTTAAGTTAGGAGAGGCATGGGAAGATATGTTGCACCCGATAAAGGTGTAAAAGAAACAGTTATAGGTGGCAAAACTTACCAACCTGATAAGGGTGGTATTTATAATGTTGATAGTCCGCGCCATGTGCGCGCTATGAAAGCAGAAGGTTATTTTGAGGCTTCGTTAAATCCTTATTCAGAAGGCGACCGCAAAAGAGGATTTACTTGCGTACAATGTGGTTTTGGTGGTTGGTTTAGAAAATGCGGTAGGTGTGGTCATGAAGATGAAACACCAAAGACAGACGGAGATTAAATGGCAACGGGCATAACAAGTTTAACTGGATTTAGCGAGAACCCTTATTTAACCGTTGCTGAATATAAGAACGCCCCGACCTCTATTGATTTTGACAACCTTGTTGTAGGCGGAAACTCAACAGCACAAGACGCTGAATTAGCCCGTGTAATTTTGCGCGCCACTTCATACTTAAATGAGTATCTAAATCAAGATTTAACTGCCCAAAGCCGTACCGAAACACAAAGAGTAAGATTTAATAACCAAGGCAATATCGCTTTACACCCAAACCATAATCCAATTTTATCTTTAAGCAATTTCCAATATGGAAATACCCCGAATAACTTAACCACTTTGACTGACTGTTCTACATGCTGGTTTGAAGACCAACAAGTAATTATTCCTATTTCAGATAGCCAACTTACCTATTCAAGTCAGGGACCGCTTGGCTTTGGGGGCGGAGTTGCCCGTACACAAGTATTTACTAAATATACCTATATTGCGGGCTATGTAAATACAACTATTGCAACAGCGACAGCCACACAGACTACTTTAACCGTAGCGAGTGGTGCAGGATTTTTAGCAGGAGAGTCGTACCGTATTTATGACGGGGGCAGTTCAGAAACTATTACCGTAGCCAGCACATATACTTATGGCTCAACAACTATCCCATTAACCTCAGCGTTAGCCTTTACACACGCAAGCGGGGTAGCCATAAGCAATTTACCAAGTGCCGTAAAACAGGCTTGTATATTGGCTACAACAGCCTTTATTAAGGTTAGAGGTGATAACTCACTTACTATGGCTATAACCACTCAACCGTCAGGAAATGTTGGTAGTGCTCAAAGATATGGCGGTGATTTAGCCCTTGCCTTAGATATGGTTACCCTTTACAGAAGGATTAGATAATGGCAGGTCGCACAGGCGTTCGTTCTACCCTATACACATTTTTAACTACTCCACCCATTTCTACCTTAAATCAAGTATTTACCTCGTTCCCTAAGCGCATTAATTACCAAGTAAATTCGCAACCAGGTCAATTATCTAGGGCTGCAGCGGTCATATTTATTCAAGGTGAAAGCGAAACTCGTTTGGCTATTGGGGGCGCAACTAACGGTTGGAAGCGGGTAGATTACAGCGTTATACTCCAAGTATTCCAACACTCTTTAGAGCGTAATGCTGAGGCTGCAATGACCGCGTTTGATACTTTAATAGATGATATAAAGACTAGGTTGCGCTCAGACCATAATTTTGGCGATACAACAGGTGTTTTAGTATGGCAGGGCGCAGAACCAGCAATCAATACAACATACGGAGAGCCTAATACAACCAATGAAGGCGCAACAGAAACATTTGCTGAGATACAATTTGATGTAACCGAAATGATACAAGCATAGGAGAACCATGAAATACAAATACATAGGGCAAGACGAAAGAGTGTTTCCTTCGCTTGGAATCACGGTTAAAGAGGGTGATGAATTTGACGCACCTGATAATTTTCAAGCGCACAATGTTGTACCTAGCAATAATGCTAAAATAACCGCCAAACCAACAACTAACACCAAGCAGGAGAGTGAGTAATGCCAATACAAGCATCCGTTCGTTCCTATGTGGGCATTGCTAAAGAAGCCACAAAGGGAACCGCAGTCGCAGCAACAGATTTTATTCCAGTAGCAAAAGACAGTCTAAAACCGCAAGATATTATTGACCCACTTTACGATACTGGGCTACGCGGAAGTCAGGCAGTTAATTACGCGTATCTACAAGGTCGCAGTCGTTCTACTTTTGATTTCGGTGGTTCAGCATTCGCAGACACTATTGGTTACTCACTTGCAGGAATTATGGGTTCAGTAGACACAACTGGTGTAAGCGCACCATTTACACACTCAGTAACATTAAAAAATAGTTTAGTATCAGGAGCAGACGCTCAACCAATTTCATACACGCTTACAGATTTTTATGCAGTAGATGTAAGACAGTACCCAGGTTGCCAATTCTCAGATTTCTCTTTGCGCTTTAACGCAGACGGATTATTAGAGTATGACGCAAAATCTACTGGCTGGCAGAGCGCAACAGTTTCAGACCCAACACCTTCATTTAGCACCGTATTACCTATCCCAGTATGGCGCGGAACCGTAACAATTGGTGGAAGCCCAGTAACTACCTCTATGGAGGGAAATATTGACTTAACTCGCGCAGTAACACCTATCTATGGAATTAGCAATACGCAAAATCCATACCAAGTATTTCTTGGACCACTAGAGGTATCAGGTAAAATTAAGTTTGTAATGGACGCGGATACAGAATTAACACGCTTCCTAACCAATACTCAACCTGCAATAGTTCTAAACTGGACACAGGGAACAGGTGCAACACTTACACGAATTCAAGCCACTATCTCTAAGGGCGCATATACAACCGCCATGATTGACCGTGGAGATGACTTTGTAACCGTAACAGTAGATATAAGCCCACAAGCCACTTCTGCTGACGCAGGTTCTACAGGCGGATTATCCCCAATCCAATGGGTGTTACAGAACGCTAAAGCAAGCGGTACATACGCATAACTAATCTCAGAGTAGGAGCGGTCAGGTTGAAGCGAACGCCTTCCCGCTTCCCGCGCTCCTACTCCCTATAAGGTAAGATAAACGGAAGGCTAACAAACTAGGGGGCATATATGTCAAAGAAAATAACATTACCGTCAGGCGCAACCGTAAATCTAAAAGACCCAAAAACATTAAGAGTTAAAGACCGTAAAAAAGTTGTATTAGCAAGTGATTCTGCCCAAGGCGATTTATCAAAAGCACTCGCGCTAGGCGACGCACTTGTAGCCATGCTTATTGAGGACTGGTCTTTAGAATTACCAATTCCGCTAATTTCTATTGATTCACTCGGAGAATTAGAAATGGCTGATTACGATTATCTTGTTGAGGAAACTAAAGAGGCACAAAAAGCCTTGTTCCCAAGTCTTACCGAAACCCCTGAATCAGCGAAAAACCCTGATAGCCCTTTCGTCAACTCGAAAGACTAAAATGGTTGCTCGAAGGGGGAATGAGAAGTGATGACCTCATTTACCCCGACGAATACTGGTATTACTATCAAATGGCAGACAGATTTGGTTGGACACCTGAACAGGTAGATGAGTTACCTGCAATGACTTCTGATTGGCTATTAGGAATATCAAGTTTAGTAGACAGAATTAAGGCTGAAAGGATAGAAAAGATATGAGTTTTAATATCAAAAATCTATCCGAGGCTCTTAAAGGTTTAGACATAGAAGAAAAAAATATAGAAATGGCTGCTAAATACGCCATTGGAAAAGTCGGTATTGCGGTAGAAAATCAGGCTAAACGCAACGCTAAAACAGGTGTTCATAAAGTAGGCGAACCGAGAGTGCCAGGTTCAGGACCAGGTCCAAACTATGTAACAGGTAATTTGTTCCGTAATATCAATTCTGAGGTTAGAGTTGGTTTTGGCTCGTATGTTGCTATCGTATCCTCTAATGCCGAATATGCTCGCGCAGTTGAATTCGGCTCATCTCGTTGGAAATCAGGAGTAAAATATCCTTATATGGTTCCAGCCGTTACTAAACTTAAAAATGACGGAACACTTACTCGTGTTCTTACTACAGCATTTCGTTCTAAGATGAGGGGATAACATGGCAAGCACTATCCCACCAATTTTAATTGAGATTAGAGCAGATGTAGAGTCATTAAAAAAGGGTGTTGCACAGGCGCAAGAAACCCTAAGTAAAATGGGCAAACAAGCAGAGGCTACTGGCAGTAGCATGACCAACTTTGCAAATAAAGTTAAATCAGTTGGGGCAACTCTTGGAGTGGCTTTCGCTGGTTCACAAATTCTTAGTTTTCTTAAAGCCTCTGTTGCTGACGCTAATGCAGCGGGTTTAGCACAACAGCGTTTAGCCTCACTTTTAAGAAATACAAATGGTGCAAGCGAGGAACAAATAAAGGCTCTTGTCGCGCAAGCAGAAGCAATAGAGCAGGTAGG